GGAACACATTGGGAGTCATCGTGACACACCCAACATTTTGGTTAGGGTTAATTTTATTTGTGTTTTGGACCACAACTCTTTAGAAGCAGGGCGGGGTGAGGCGAATGTATGGAGGAATGGGAGTAGGCGAACAGGTATTATTGGGAATCTTATCCATGATTATGCTTGCCCCAGTAGTGGACCGTATGGTCATATTTTTAAAACAAATACTCGCTTTTCTACCGGGCAAAAGTGAAAATTGCGTTACTTATGTTTTATTGGTCGGGATTGCTGGTATGCTATGTTGGCAAGGACACTTCGATATATTTACCTTGCTGGGCTGGCATTGGTGGCAAAACCCCTGGTTGGGCTGGCTATCAACCGGTGCGTTTATTGCCGGTGGAACGAGCCTTTTAGGTAAACAGATGCGAATGGTAGGTTTATTACCTCCTATTTTAGGGGGGGCGATGAGCAGCGTTGGCTCAATGTTTGGATATGGTAATTACGCCAACCCTGCTGAAACTAAGACTGAAATATCCGAAGAAGAACTCAATCAGAATGACAACTAGAAAGGAGTTTTAAACATGCAGATAGTAGACCCTGGGTTAAAATTCACCAATAAGTTTACGCCGCGCAGGAAAACGGAGCGCATAGTAATTCATCACGCGGCAAGCAATGGGGACGTTAGTGCCGCAACAGTGCATCAATGGCACCTGGGCAGAGGCTGGATGGGTATCGGATACCATTACCTAATCAGGACAAATGGCTTAATCGAAACGGGGCGGCCCGATAATGTTATCGGTTCGCATAGCGGCCCTTTCGGCAATTCTTCTGGCATTGGTGTTTGTCTTGCAGGCAATTTCATGAATAGTCTGCCGACGGACGCGCAGATGCAGGCTTTAAAGGAGCTCATCCTTTACTTATTTGGGAAATACGGTGTGTTGCTTATCCAGGGACATCGGGACGTGGGTGCCTCGGCTTGCCCGGGAGACATGTTCCCGATGGACAAGGTTCGGCAAATGGTGGCATCGGGGAATACTACACCCAATTATCCTTCGGTTAATGCGGTTGTAGGCGGCCAGGTGCTAAAGGGTTTCATTTACAATGGTCGGACGATGGTATCTGCTCGCGAGGTCTTGACCATTCTGAACATTCCTTATGGGTGGGACGCTGGGACTAACTCCGTAGTCTTGGGGTTCTATAAACTACCAGTTATGATAGTCAACGGTACAGGTTATGTGCAGATTAAAGAGATTGCTGCCGCCATAGATAGGCAGGTTGGGTGGGATGCGAACACTAGAACCGCAACAATAATATAGGGAGGTAGATGTTATGGAAGCTATTGGATTACTAGCATTGGAATCTCTGTTTTACGGGGTGCTCATAACCCTGGGGCTTTTCTTGGTTGGCTTAATTCGCAAGTACAGCATGCAAGAAGAGGTGGTAACTTTGGTGGCGGCGGCTGAGATGGTGTTCGGCAAAGACCAGGGGGTCCAGAAAAAAGAGTGGGTGCTGGACCAACTGGTCAAGAAATTCCCTTTTCTCAGCAAACAGAAACTGGACGCGATTATAGAGCGGTTTGTCTACCAGGTCACAAAATAGCAAAAGCCGGGGCTTAGTCCCCGGCTTAGATGCCTTCTTATTTATTAATGATTTTTTCTAATACGTTTGTAAAATTTATTGTAAAAAAATAACCCCGGAGGGCTGGATTCTAGGGCTTATTCCTGAGTATTGTAGCAGATTTCTTTTAGCCGTTCATCGTAGATTGTATATTCGTAAAACGGTTTCCTACATCTATCTGCGTAAAGCCTTAGCCCGGTCAGGATATCCAGGGCTATAGAAAGCCGGACTGCCTGGGCTATCACTTCTGATTCGTCTGTCCTTTTGTCGATTCGAGTTATGGTATAGTTCATTCTATTTTCCTCCTTTCCCTTGCTTATTCCCCCCTGGTGGGAATCTCATCCACCAGGGGGAAAGGATACTAGATCTTATCGTAGATCTTCTTTTCTTCTGGTATTGAGCAGTGTTCCCGGTATTTGCGGATATATCGTTTGCAGGATGTTTTTAGTTCAGCGAATTTCTTTTTGCTCAAGTAGTCGTATTCTTCCGGCTGTTCATTAACCAGATCCAACTCATGCAATGTGCTCCATAGTAACTGGTTAATATCGGTGTGATGCCAGGGATCATATGCCCCGCTCACTTCTCCCGGTAATTTGATGAAATCTACCAGCGCCTGTTTAAATAGATCAGTTTTTTCTTTTGTCATCATATTAAAATCCCCTTTCTTTTATCCTGTAATTATTATTCTTATTAATATAATTATATACGTTTCTTCAACAGAAGTCAATACGTCTAAGCGATTTATTGTAAAAAAATAAGGGGCTGTGAGCCCCTATTTTATTAATATTCTAGTAGAAATTCTTCAAATGCCCGGTCAGTATAGATAGTCACATCTCCTTCATTAGTATCCGGGATATCAGCCACAGCCCTTAAACTGCCCTCCTCATCTGTTATAATATAGATCGTACGATCTTTACGTCGCAGGGGAATTACTTCAAATCCTCCCTCATTCTCGGCCGCCTCCAGAGCCGTATCAGCCACTATCCTGGGGATCTCCAGTTCTTTCATTTCTAATGAATTGATGTGTTTGAATCCCATATTTATCAACCTCCTTTTATTATTAATATTATTATACGGATTCCTTCAACAGAAATCAAGGGTAAAAAAATAAGCCCCCGAAGGGGCTAGAGGGGGCTGATTTATATGATTATTCCCGCATAGTGTTCTCTGGGGAAATCCTGGTTAAATTTGATATCCTGGAACACTGGGGCTAGATTCCTTTGCATAAATAGTAGTAATGGGATAGCGACCTGTTGCATCTGTGGATGAGCCGCTTTAGCCGCCCGGAGCCGGAAGAAATGGTGCCACTCCCGGAGATTGTAAGTAACTACGATCTCTGTCTTTAATGAGTTTGGTAATACGGATCGGGCTTCCTGAGCAAGGCATCCGGCATTTATCAAGGAAAAATAATGACCCTCCGCCATTTGCATGGCGCTTTTCCACCATATAAAGGGCATTCCTGTTTCTTCAAAAAACCAGGGTTTTATGACGGTTATTTCATTTCCGAACTTATCGCCGGCGTAATTGCAATACCGGGTAGATTCCTGGCTGTAGGCGGCTATCCGATGCCGTACGATTTCGTGGGAGACTCCCCGGTCAGACCAAAAGCGAAGTTAGTGAATCGCCTCTCCGCTGTGTCCTCTGGTCCTCTATTGGCTGTGCGTTCTGCTAACTCTTGGTATTCGTTAAACTTCAATCTTCGCGTCCTCCTTTTGTTCAGGTTCTCCTCTCCAATACTGACACGGCCCGGTTTCGCTCCATGGCGGTATCAACAGTTCCAAAAACAATTTTCTTCGTGGGCAGTTGTCGAAGTCTTTGTTACATTCGTGGACACATAACTGCACCGCCGATTCGCCGAGGTCATAAAGCAGGTCAATGTTGCATTTCACCGTGGGTTCTTTTGAGTTCACCAGTTTTTCGGCATTGAGCCGGGGCTCAATGACTTTAACGGCGTTTTCGACCGCTCTCAAGTCGCTGTCATCAATTCCCTGGCACATAGCTTTCGATAGGGCTTCGATGCTGATAATCGTGCTGTCCACCCACTTGAGTTCTTCTTTGTCGCGAAAGTGGTCGCGCTGGTCCTGTAAAATGAGTTGCAGGGAGCATATCCAGAGGAGTAGCTCCCTGCGGTGTGCATTCAAGTACTTGGGGCGTTGTTTACGGTTCGTTGATATCATCTGCCTTGGCCTCCTCCTTTGCCTTCCTCGCATCGTTTAGGTACACCTGGGGACTTTGCTCCAGTTCTGCGGTCAGTTTGTCAACCTGATTCTGCACCCCCAATATGGAAGATAGGATTTCTTTATCGGTGATCATCCTACCACCCCATCCATTTGCCGACCTGGACCACTACCACCGATACTGTCAGCAGGATGCACATCCACCCCAGGGTGATGGTGATCGAGTCCTCCTTGTGCCGCCTGCGCTGCCTGGCCGGGATGCCTGTGATGGGTTGACTCGGCGCTGGATCAGGGGTAGTCAGCTCATCGATAATGTTGTCTTTATATTCTGTGAATATTATTTCATACATATTTAATTACCTTATTTACTTATCATATCTAATCTTGTTACATTTTCATTATTAACTAATTTTTCATAAGCATTAGGAAAATCATGTTTAAAAGTATCTTCTATTTTACTACTAGTTCTTCGATAACAAAAAGTCCAATTGTAGTTCGCGTATCTATACATTAATCTTCTCATATCTTCAACATTGCCCATATCACACTTCCTTTTAATATTTTTACTCACATATATCTAATTTTTCTTGTACCATATCTCCCGATTGAGAAGAACATTCATATTCTGTTCCACATTGAGGGCATTTATAATAATTATAAAACCAACCCCATCTTTCTGTTGATTCTTCAAGTTGTAATTTAACTAATGGTTCGCATATTAAACAATACATAAATATATACTCCTCTCTTGGTAAAACTATCATTTTTACGGGGCGCCTACCCCATCCATAGCAAGCCGTTTCCGATTCCATATAGATATCCACTACCCGCCCTTTTATGGTTCCTCCCGTATCTTCTGCTATATATCCTGGGATTCCGTTTATTACTAATTCGCTTCCCAGAGGAATTACGGCAGAATCAACAGCCACCGTTCTGCCTTCTTCCGGCCAAGTCCCGGTGGCTGTTTTATTCCCTGTCCAAGTATAGGCGGATGCCTCGAAGAACATAACCTCCTGGGGCCGGGACACCGGGACAATTTCGTGGTTCGGGTGCATAAAATATTCTTGTTCCGCATAAGATATGCTGGGGTTATCCGGCCCTGTCACCGCTTCAACAAAAAAATGTGCCAAACAGACGTATGCGATAAGCCCCAGGACCATCAAAGTTGGTATAATAGCTTTAACTGCTTTTTGCCGTGTAGTTCGGCGGGTGCGGTAACTTCTGGCGGGTCGTGGCCGTACCTGGCTATGGTAGCTTTGTATTGGGGTGTTATTCATCCGCAATCTCCACAAATTCACCTTTTTCTAATTTGTACCAGGTATCCGCTTTCAACGCCTCACCATCTATTTGTGCAGACTTAACGCATTTGGGAGCATGTCTTTCTCCGTCCCATTTCCATTCCGCAAGCGTAATCCAACAACCAAGCGTTGCCTTAATTTTGTTATTGATACCAATTGCGGCACCTACTGAATACTGGCCGTTTACCGCTAACTGACTAGAGTACCCTGATGCCGCTAACTTGCTGTAGTCTCCTGATACCGCTAACAGACTGGAGTCTCCTGATGCCGCTAACTGACTAGAGTCCCCTGATGCCGCTAACTGACTAGAGTACCCTGATGCCGCTAACTTGCTGTAGTCTCCTGATGCCGCTAACTTGCTGTAGTCTCCTGATGCCGCTAACTTGCTGGAGTACCCTGATGCCGCTAAATCGCTGAAGCCGCCTGATGCTGCTAACTTGCTGGAGTACCCTGATGCCGCTAACTTGCTGAAGCCTCCTGATGCCGCTAAATCGCTGAAGCCGCCTGATGATATTTGTTCTGTTTTGCATTGATTCCAGAGGAAACTAAATGCGGCGTCAATAAAACCTTTTAAACCCAATCTAAACCCGATTTTGATTTCATTTGTCACGGTTTTTTGGTTATTAGATTTGATTTCTCCCGATGCTTCAACCTCTGTAAATTCACTATCACATAGGTTATAAAAATCAAGTACATCAAAAGGGTTTTGGCAAAAATGAAACCCGGAATCGCATAATTCTATATTTCCCTCATGTTTGTAGGTTTGCCCCTCCTCATATTGGAATCCTAGACAAGTTAAGTTTTTGTTAAATCCTTTGTATCCTTTCATACTTCCTCTCCCTTCTTACCTCACATAAAGAGTAACGACTATCGCCAGAATCATAAGCCCAACAACGTAGGCGGTGGAGTAGAGCAGGTCAGGTATCAATTTCGTGGCGTTGCGAAGTTGTTTAGACATCGTCCCACCCCCTCTCGACTTGGATGAGGGCTTGCCGCAATTCATATTTCTCTCGCATTTCACACCATTTAGCGCATTTGGAAATATCTTCCCGATACCAAGGTGGACAGTATGAACAAATGTTTTTCAATAATTTACCTGCTATATCTTCAACTTCCCGCACCCTCTCAATCAGCTCGGGCAGGGCGGTGCGGGCTTCAGCTATAAAAATGGCATCAGCGTCTTTTCTTACCTCACAAGCTATGCTTTGCCAATGACCGTCCTTTTTTTTAAATATTTCTGGGTAATGGCTTTTAGAATAAAGATTTTCGATATACCAAGGTCCCTTGGTTGTTTCCCGGCATAACTTCTCCAATTTATCCAGGTCCATCATTCTCCCTCCCTTGTGTATCGTGTCGGCTGGGCTGGCGGCCGGTAATCGGGCTTGGGATGATCCGGCGCGGGCTTAAAGCCAACTGTATTAATTCCATACCTCTCCATTTTTTTAGCATACTCTTTAGCCCGCTGATTCGTTGCTTGTATTACCCGGGCCAGGCTCGAACCTTCCTCAAGTATCTGGTCGTGGTCTCGTAAGTACTGGTGGAATTGATAGGCATAGCACTTGTGGCAGTATACTTTTTTCATACGCTCGTCCTTATGAACAACACTCAGTGCATCGCAATCTATAGACTTGCAAAAATCCCATGGCTTATATGGTTTCAATGTTCTCCCTCCTTCTCCCAAAGATCATGCAACCGTGCTAATTCCTTCGCCCACCCGGCTAGCCGGTCTCCATGAGCACTCCACAGGGGTTTCACCTGCCCAATGATATCCGCCATCTGCAGAAGGTACGTATTGTCTCCCCCCTGAGAAGGGCCGGGGCTCACCTGGGAAGGGCTAGGGCTGGGCTCCTCATCCGGGATAAGCCGGGGCTGACGCTGGGGCAGGGGTTTCGGTTTACTCGTCCTCTTCCCCCTTTTTCACCTCCATTTCCTTTTTAATCAGGTCCCGGACAATTGCGGCCCTGGATCTCCCAGTCTCCTCCGCCAATTTGCAAATATAATTGAATTGCTCAACATCGATATATAGTTGGAATAATACTTTAGGCATCCTATCACCTCACCTCAATTGTGATGAATTTGAGCCTTTCCAGCTCCTTTAAAAATGATTCTGCGTCCTGATAATTCATTTCCCCGAACCCGGAGATAATAACCCTCCTGGCTGTTTCCCGCATATACTCTTCTGCTTCCTGTCCGATAAATTGCGAGGTATTTTTGAGATTTTCCACTACCTCTTCCCAAGTTTCCCCGGATACCTTCTTGCCATTATTTAAAGTGATCTGCATTTTTATATCCTCCCCCGAAATAGCTCGTGCTACCGTCGTGGTAGATCTCCTGGCCCTCGGCGGTGACTGTCTGGACGGGGACGAAATTAGCTATATTCACGCTCTCCCCTCCATTCTCCTAACTGCTATGACCGCTAGCCCCGCTACAACGAACGGGGTCAGGCTGATGATATATAAGTCTATAGCCGCCGCCACAAACGCCACGGCGGCGAAAACTAGGCCGTATCTGAGCCAGTTTGGCATCAGCCTGTCAATCAGACTGGGTTTTGCCCCCAGGTCCTTGTATCCCCGCACTACTTTGTCATTCGCATCGATTTTATACGGGCAGTCCCCGCCCCCCTTCCGGTCCCAGGGTCGCCGGTTTTTTGAGTAGCGCCCCCTAAGCTCGTCCTCTGTTAGCTCACGCTGTTCCACGCTGGAGAGTCGTATCTGTTCAAGTCTTTCTTTTGGAAGCTCGTATATTTTTGCCTGTTCGCTCACAATCTCCCCTCACTTTCTTTTTACTATTTCGGCCTAATGGCCCCCGTCTTATAATTGTGCTTAACTCCCACAATGCCGAGGGCTTATGCCCCCGCCTGTTCGTCAAATAACTGGTCAAATACATCATTTAAAAGCTGGGGCTTATGCCGCCAGCTCTTTTCTTCTCTTCCCGAAGTATTTGAGCATTTCCTTTGTTTCCTCGTCGTAGGATGATACCCGGCAGTTTGGGTTTGGATTCAGGAAGAGGAAGTATTTAAAGGATTCCCAATCTTTAGTTGTTCCTTCTTTGACTCTCCGGGTGACTGCCCGCTCAACCATTGCCTGAGTTAATTTGATCCAATTTATGATTTTCTTGGAATCGATTGTCCCCTGATGTTGTCTGAATTCTATTGTTCCATGTGTTGCAAAACTGCGAAGATTTAATTTGCGGTATCTGTCTCCGTAATATGGTATGATTTGCTGGAGGGTATTCTTTTTTAAAATTTCCTCCATGTTGATTCCTGTTAAAGTCTGGCAATATGTATTGGTATTTCCCCTCCGGCTGGGGGCTACTAGTTCGTCTATTGTCGGTTCAAATCTTCTGTATATTTTGATGAGATTCTTAAAGGTTTCCGTTCTGAAATCCCTTGCGTCGTGATGGACATGTAATCCGCAAGTTATATTGACTGATGCCCCGGCTGATTTCAATGCCCGGCAAACTTTTTCGATCTGCTCGAATCCTTCTGCCCCGCTGAGGATCGGGCTAACTATTTCTCCGCCTAGCCCAGATATTCCGTTAACTTTTACTGATGCATCCGTGACGACTTTCCAATGTGGTCTGGTGATATGGTTGTATCCTTCTACTGAACAATCCAGCCCTGCTTCTCTAACTGCCTGGGCTACTGATACCCTATCGCCTATAAATTCGATTTCGACCCCGTATGTTCTGTTTAAATTCACCCCGACCAGCTCCTTTTTTAAAATCTCTATCCTTAATAATATTATAATATATATATTATTATAATGCAATACTTTTAACAGGTTTTTTTAAAAAGGAGCTGAATTTTTTTAAACAATCGCTACTCGACTCGTCCCATCTTTATCCTGGGATATCTGGAACACCTTATCCGCATGGGCTATAATATCCTCCCTGGGAATCCTTTCATCACTAATCATAATTATCTGTAAGCCTAGAGTGTGGCTTATTTCTTGGATGATAGCCAATGCCCTCCGGTTCTCTTCCTCCCCTTTTAATTGATGGAAGGGCTCATCCAATAACAGAACAGGTCTGATTTTCTTATCCTGGCGAATCGACCAATATGCTATTCTAAGAGCCAGGCTAGCCACATCTATGGCTCCTCCACCAGCACTTCCAATAGGGGGGAATTCCATGCCCCGGCGGGCGAATAAAAGCTCTACTTCTGTCTTCCCCCGCTTCTCTTGGAATTCCACTTTAAGCTGGTAGGGATCATCGAATACAGCCCCCATAGCCAGGCTCACTTGCTCGGTCAAATGATATTCTAATTGCTTTTGAGTGATGAGCCCCACCTGCTTGGCGATCTCCAGGGCTTTTTCATGCCGGATGACGAGGCGTTTATCCAGGGCTATTTCCTGAGTGATCGTATCTATGGATTGCTGTAATTGATCTCGTTGTCCTTTTCTTTGTTCAAGATCCCGGCGAAAAGATTGAATAGTACTTGTTATTTCTACCATCCCCTCTACCCCTCTACCCCATTAACCCTTCTATTTCCCGGATACGGTTACGGATGGATTTATCTGTTTCTTCTATTTCCTTTTCCATCTTTTCTATCAGCTTTTCTGCCTGGGAAGCCGTTTTAACACCGAACTCCATTTCCATCTGTTTGGTCAGACTTTTTAATTCTCCCTGTAATTCCGAGCGCTGGGATTTCTGTTCCTCCAATTCTCTTTTCAGGGATAATAATTTATTGCCTATATCGTTTCTAGGTATTGCCATATAATTTCACGCACCTTCCTGGGTGTTTTATTTTCCTGGAAAAAGGTTTGCAAATTGTCCTGGAAAGAGCAGAACACGAAATCCTCCCTCTCACTAAAGCTCATTCTTTCGACATATGCGGCTATCCGTTCGTCCCGTTCCTTTTTCCCTGTCAAATGCTCTATATTATGGACATCCTGCTCTATCGGGAAATCCACAGGAACTACAGAATTATCTCCGGCATAATATAGATAGCACTTTGGTTGGAAATCCATCTGATCCGCCGTTCTCCGCATCATGCTTCCCGGGTTAACTAAAGTACTGATTTCTCCTTTTTCCACAAAGCTATGGTGATTGTCTCCGGTGACGATGAGATCAAAGTCCTCGTCAAATCGGTCCAGGATTTCAGCGGCGGAATAAGATCCTTTAGCCCAGGGCGGTTTTGTCCCTGGCCATATCAATTCATGGAGTAATAATATTCTGCGGTGCTTTGTGCTTCCTCTGTTTTCAGGCTGGAAGCCCTCTAATTCACCGAAGGGGACACCGAATACCTCTACTCCACTTACAGGGAAATAAAGGGACTGCCCTCCTTTTAGCACAGATATCTCCCTCCCCACGACTTCCAGCAAGGCAAGGGCTGATTTCTCATACTCATTAGAAGAATGCATAGGTAGATCGTGATTACCCGGGATGGTCACTAAATTAAGGGGCAGATGCTGGTGAGCCCAGGAACATAACCAGGGGCTGGCCTTCCAATAATCGAATACGTCCCCGGCGCATAATATCAGGCAGTTGTCATTCTCTTGGCTTAATCCGGCTAAGAATTTTAGTTTGCGTTCCTGGGCTTGGATATAATCATCTGTCCGGGATATCGGGGTTTTATTTGTCAAATGGATGTCAGCTGTTAAAATGGCATCCGCTGGTCTTTTAGTCTTTTTCCCGGCAGGGACGGCTCGTACTCTTTTCACTCTTTTCCCCTCCCTTCATTTCCGCCCCACATAAGGGGCAAGTTTCCGGTATCATCTTTTCGTAATCTTGTTCTAGCTGAGAAATCTTTTTATCCAGCCGGAGTATAGAGTTAGAAACGTTCTGGACATTTACTTGGATTCTTTTTAATAATTGATACCGTTCTTGGTTCTTTTTCATCTGGGAGAAATCCCTATCCGCTTCCACGAGCAATTCCAAGATACGATCTACTTCCCCTGTCTGTTCTAGGGATTCTTGTATCTCCCCTATCTGTTTATTTATCCTATATATCCTATTATACTTATTTACTTGGTTTTGGTGAATTTGATAGGATTCCTTCACCTCTATCACCTTAGCCAATAATACCGGGACGTCCTTTCCCTCCTCTAGCTTTAATTCTACCCGCTCTATTTCCTTCTTTACCCGATTTAAGGCGGCTTGGCCTCTGACTAACCCCTCCGCCTCCTTTTCTAAGCCTTCTACCGCCTCAATGGCTAATTCAATTTCCGGTAAATTATCATAGAGCTTTATATCCTGTTGATATTTTTCTAATTGCCTTTCTTTGTATTTAGTATCGGCGTCAATTTTCTGTAAAGCTCTTTTGATCCCGGAGACCGTTTGATCTATGTCATCGATAGAAGCGGCTTTATTTAACAGCTTCGCCGCTTCCCCTGGAGTATTGGAAAGAAGGAAAGGGGCGTCCATCTGGGCTTGAATATTAAAAGCATCTATTTGCAGGGTATCCCGGACTTCCTCCGGCACTTCGGTCCCGAATGCCTTTAAAATCTGATCGTTTAAAATATACTCATTCCTGGAAACAGATTTAACGATGGAACGAAGACGTTCTACTTTATTCCCCTCCGAAGTGAAAAGGACTACTCTGGTATCTCCTCCCCATTCTGACCGGAATGAATCCCCTAACGGTCTATTAGATATTGGCCAATTTATTGCCCGGAAAATAGCAGACTTGCCCCTGTCTGATTTCCCAATTAGAACATTAACCCCTGGATCGAATTCCATAACTGTTTTTTCATGTGATTGGAAGTTCTCAATCTCCACTTTTGATATCATGCGTTTTCCTTTCCTTTTAGTAATTCAAAAAACCGCGCGGCATCCATAATAACTACTGGTTTCTTTCGGCTTCTTTTAGCTATGAGGAGCCAATCTGTCCCCTTTTTTTGATTATCCTGGGCCTGCTCTATCCAAGAATGAACAACCCATTTTTCCTGGTTCTTGCATTCCACAGAAAAGGGGAATCGTTTCTGGGCTTCCCCTATTAAACGGACATCTACTCCTGATTGCCCCATTTCGCGGGAGGCTATTAATTCATCTTTACCCCAAGGTATATTTAATAAGTCCGATATCTTTTGACAAACCCATTGCTGTAATGATCTTCCCTTTGCTTTGGCTGATGATGTTTTTATTGCCATACAAGCTCCTTCCCTACATTTTGATATATTGATGCCCTGGGCGGAATAGATCAAGCTCTTTCCTCCCTGGTTCATATCTGATGCATTCTTTTATCGTGTAAATGATATATCCCGCCCCATGCCCTCTTTTTTGCTTTTTTATTTTTTTTGTTATCCACGTCCTTTCCTCTTGCGGAATTGAAAAACAATCGTTCCCGTAGGCATGGATGCATCTTACGCAAAGGGATTCATCCGAATTATGTCGCCCTCTATTATTCCCCATTACCGACCCCTTTCCCTATCCCCAGGCGGATAAGTGGAGGCGATTAGCCCCCACTCCCCTTCTCCTTTATCCTCGGTTTCCGTTCCTCTGTAAAATTATCCTCAATATCCCGCCACAACTCTATAACCCTGCTTTTGAGATCCTGTTCTAGTCCCTGCTCTTCCACCTCTTTGATAGCCCGTTCCAGGGTTTTGCCTAGCTTTATCTCACCGACACGGTACAAAGGATCTCCGGTAGCCGTCTTGATGAACCGGAGATTAGCCCGGATATCGTCGATGCCGTAGTCAAATAATATATAAACTTCAGCCGTACGGTACGGCTTCCAGACCGATGATTTAAAGATCTCAATATTGGTCTTAACTCCGATTACCCGTTTATGTTCTTTCCCCTTGATTTTCCGGGCAATCTTTAATTTCTCCGGCGCTGAGCATCTTAGCCGTAAACTGGAATAAAAACCAATAGCCTCCCCTCCAGGGCTTTTATATTTCTGCCCATAAGGACCGGCGTCCGGGTTTTGACGTACCTGATTGGAGCAAACCATCAAAACATCCTTTTGGGAAATGATCCGGCAAGTTTTCCGCATTTCTTCGCTGAATTCCTTCGCCCGCCTCATTCCCATTTTATCCCCTTGGTCTTTCCCCATTTCCATGTCTGTAGATAAAGCCGCCAGGGAATCGGCGAATACTCCACATAATCCTTCCTCTGGAATCCAATCCCTGACCGATTTGAATACTTCTGGTATTGTATTTGGTACAGTGTATTCCAGGTGGGAAAGATCAAGCCCAAACATAGAGGCGAATTGCCTATTAAGCCGGGCTTCTGGATCGTGGAACATTATTTCTCCTCCGGCATTCTGCATATTGCCGGCAATTTGAGAAAGCAGAACAGTCTTCCCTGCCCCGGATGGACCGAATATTTCCACCAGGATGCCGGTAGGAATTCCCCCCTGTTTAAACCTTCCCCCTGAAATAGCTAGATCTAAAAGGGTCGAGCCGGTGGATATAATCCGGCTCGATCCCTCATACTCAGGGGTAGTTTTTGACGGGGTTTTTATCTTCTTTTCCACTTGGGTACTTAGCTTTTCTTCTGTGGGTTTTACTGTCCTTTTCATACGGGATTACCGCCCTTCAGAAGCATCCATGCAAGCTTCCCACATTTTGCATTTATCGCACTCGTCATACTCTTCACAATCATTTCCAAACTTATGGCCATGCGGGCATGATTTTTTACCGCTCTTTTTATCCTCATCTTTTTTGCTTGGTTTTTTGTCGTTTTTCTTTGAATCGACTTTATCCGCTTTTTTATTGTCTTTTTCGGGTTCCTCCGTCTTTTTGCCCCGGGTTCTAGCTGGGGGTTTCGGTGGGGCTCCTTTTTGTTCTTCTTCCTCTTCCTCTTCCTCCGGCTCTGCATCATCGTCATCGTCGTCATCATCGTCATCGTCGTCATCGTCGTCATCATCGTCATCATCGTCATCGTCGGTTTCTTCCTCTTCCTCTTCTTCTTCCTCTTCCGGTTCTGGTTGGGGTCTTTTCCGATTCCGGGTCGGTTTCTTTTCTTCCTCTTCCTCTTCCTCCTCTGGTTCTACATCATCCTCTGGATCAACACCCCCGAAGAATATAGCCTCAACAGCTTTATATGATGGGATTTCCAGTAGATCGTCCAAGGAAGGGATATCTTCTAAGATTGATTCATCGTACGGTTTATCCCGCTTTTTAAAATCGATCCGGCTTGTTTCCGCAAATTTATTAGAACCAAAACTTTCCTCACTGAATCGGATGCGGAGGGTGAGCCCTTCCTCTAAATCTGGGAAGACCTCGTACTCTTCATTCTCCCCGATTTCCTCGTTGAGCTTCTCCTGGAACAGGAACTGGCTGATATCCCAGACATGCGGGACTTCATCATACTTTTTATTGCCTTTTGGAATAACAACGTACAAATTCCGCATAGAGGGTTTTAATGCCTTTACGGAATCGTCACTCCAGTCAGCTCCTTCTTTCAACAGCTGGGCTCTATACTCACAGATAGGGCATTTCTGCCCGGCGCTGGAGGGGCATACGATGGCTTGATTATCGGAGCCTATACTGCGATGCAACCAATATGGGCGCTTATACCAGAGGCTTCCATTGACAGCAATTTCGTATTCATCGTCCCTGTCCGGATGATTGCTCACGGTAACTTCATACGGCATGATATCCAAGCTAGCCCGGCTTCCTGGATCTTCTTTAAAGACGCTAAGCCCTTTGGGTAATTTCAGATGCCCGAATTGAGCCCCTCGGACCTGTTTAGCCGCGTTCCGGGAAACACTTCCCTTGAACTTCCTTTTAGTTGTTTTCTTGCTTTTCTTCGCCATTAAAAACATTCCTCCTAAATATTAATTTTATTATCCACACTTTGCCCAGATAGGAACAGGCTGATAGGAAAGCCACGTAAAGCGGTATAATGATTAGAAATATTACCGCAATCAATAGAAGATAAATTACCCCGCACCTCCCTTCTTTTTACGTTGGGGGGCTTTTACCTTGGAGTTCTCTTTTTTCCTTTTTATATTTTCCAGGTTTTCTTGGTATAAATCTCTGGGGGACTGCGGTCCGGCAAAATACGAGGCGGATAGGAGCCTAACCAAGTTTTCTAGGGCGGTCTTCCTCTGATCCACCGCCCTCACTACGGCAATAGCTACATCATTCTCGTACCGGGCTTCCTGGTATTCCTGGGAAAGCTCTTGATATCCTTTTTGTAATAAGATCGCGCTTTGGATGCTGGCTTCCGTGGCTTTGGATAATCCGTAAGCGGTGGGATCGGAACGGATATCCATTTCAATCCTAGCCCGCCCTATTTCAAATCGCTCCTTTGCCTCATCCATAGCCCTTTTTGTATCAGCGGAATGCTTGGCATATTTCCGCATTAATTCCGGTTGCTCCAACCACTCAACATCCAGGGCATCCGGGTCTATTTTTACATCCTCTGCATAATTGAGATATTCCACTTATTATTCCTCCTTTTGATTGGTATCCGTTCAGTGTGGTACTGACGGGGACTGGCATACATTTTGATTAAAAGGGGATTTCATCGTCGTCGTCTTTTTCCGCAAACAAGGTGCTGAAACAGGCTAGAGTTAATCCAGGGAATCCGGTGTTATAAAATGGCTCGATGAATTCCTCCATTATACCGGCTACTGATCCGTTCGGCGATCCATTTAATAGGATGGTTTGGCAATACCCAAGAATAGCTCGGCGGATTTGCTCCGGCTCTTCATCTTTCAGCCCTTTCAGGATTCCGCTCACCTTTTTCCAGGGATCGCCCGATACTAGTGCCCGGCAGAGTTCGATGGTTTTTGACTGAGTCTCCGCCGTTCTCTTTGCCATTTCCATTCTTTTATTTTCTTCCACTGATAGCACCTGGGATAATACCTGTAAGGCATTCCGGGGATGCCCTAAACTATCCTGGACGATTTGATCGTAGATTTCTTTTGATAGGGATTCTTCTTCCGCCTTGACTATCCTTCTAAGTAACTTTTTCATATCTTTTTCTGTCAGAGGCCGAACTTGATACTGGGCACATCTTCCCCGGATAGTGGGTAGAAGCTTCTGAGGCTCCGTTGTGCAAAGAATATAATATATATGGCTTGGGGTATCCTCCAGGGCTTTTAATAGAGCCGTCTGGGCGTCCCCTGTCATTTTGTGACAATTATGGACTAATTTCCCATTAGCTATATAGGATGGATGGGAATCAATTTCTAAGTCATAGAATATTACATATCCTTGATCTCTTTCTTTATCTTCAATAATACCGTGGAAAGATCCGTCATTATTTCCTCGTTCGTAAACCTCAATACTTTCCACCCTAACAAAGTTAATTTCTCCTCTTTCTTCCTGTCTAATTGCTTCGGCTCTCTCCATCGGTGAGCCTTCCCATCCACTTCTATCGCTAATTTTAGTGATGGATTCGCTATGTCTACTTTGTAATTGGTCGGATAACCCATTTGGCCTGAATAATGTCCCGTAGGAATTGGGTGTTCCATTATCCATCCTAGCGCCGTCGCTAATAGCATCTGAGGGACTGTCAGTTTTCCGTTGCCTCCTCTTTCCCCTTTCCAGATATGCAACGTCCCGTTCATTCTTTTTGTCGTCATCATTTTTTCTATATTCTTCTGGCTGTTCATGGGATTGGTTTTTTTCATTCGATCTGATCGGTTCTTTCGTAATTTTTCGTATTTCTCCGGATCCGTGGATTTTAGATTGATATGAGCTTGTGATATTTTTTTCCTGGTTTCTTCGCTCCTTTCCTTCCCCTTCCGCTGTTGTCCTGCTAATTTGTTCCCGCACGCCTTCGAGCACGTTTGTCTCGTGTCGAACCATTTGGCCGTGAATTCCTGTTGGCAAATCGGGCATACTCTGATTTCTTCTTTCGCTTTCTTCGCGTTCGCCCGGTTGGAGCAGGTCTTGGAGCAATACTTCGCTTGAGCCTTCTGGAGAGTTTCTCCGCAATATAGACATTTGCGAGGAATCGGCGTCGTCCGTTTCATTTCTTTTACCCCCTTGGCGTAATCCTTTGTCTCCTATTATATTATAAGAAGGGGATAAAATAAAATCTTTTTTAATATTGATATCACTGGCTTTTTTCCATCCAGACGCTGTCAAGAAAAGATGTTCTTTGGAGCATACCAGGGAACTCCCATCAGAAAACATGATCCGCAAAACTCTATCCAATTCCACCTTATTTTGGAAGATGTGGGTCACCGTTCCTCCTTTGTAAAAATTCTGGATTTGTTCCCCTGTTTGAATCTCCTCGATAGGCTTTTCCATTCCATCCAGCATTCTGATTTTAGTTCCTTTAGCAAAGCATTCGTCTAGGATCCAAACTCGGCAAGGTCCTTCTAATGGTTTATACGTGCTCTGCCTCCGGATATCCCGGATAGTATCAATTCCCCTGAAATCTGCGGAGTCAATCTCCCTGAGATCATTTCCCTTTGCCCCGAGCTCATTTGCCACTATCCGACCCAGCGTGGTCTTCCCGCATCCGGTCGGACCATGAAACAGTAAACTCCTTGATATTGGTTGCTTTGAATCCCCGGCTAACTGATTTCTTAAAACTTGGATTGTATCCTCATTACCTATAATATCATCAAATGATTCCGGTCGATATTTCAAATATAAACTCAATTACTTCCCTCCTCTATCGCAATTTCTTTAGGCTCGGCAACAGGCTCAGGCTTAGAGTCACGCTGCTCCTTGATGTCCGGGTGCACCTCTCCGGTCTTCGAGCTGGGGCCCATAAGCAGTAATTCGATGTTGCCTGCCAAGGCTACCGCCAGGGCGTTGATGCTTTCCACTAATTCCGGGGCTTGGATCTTCACCGTGATTTCCATATAAATCCTCCTTACTTACTCGTCGAAGTCACTTTGTGCTCAAACATTGGAACTAAGACATCCAGCAGGACGGCCGTTTTATAATCCTCGTAGTATATGTCTGTGACTGAATCGTGCTTCGCAAGCCAGGAATTAATTAATTCTTGAGCTTTGATAAAATCAGCATCTTTAAAGTTAAAATAGCTCGACATGTCTTCGTAACCGTCTTCACATTTATTAATCACCACTTCTGTGAGATCAATATCAGTAAAAACCTTATGCTTTTTAGTGCCCCAGATATAGCTAGGCGGTTCCTCGCCGTCATAGACCAATGAGTATAATTCCTCCTCCAAATCCTCTTTTGCGATAGCTCTATCACTCCATAAAAACAGGCCTTCATAATCCTCAAACGGTATTTTGGTAGCTGCCTCAAAGCGGTCTCTGTCTTTCTGCTCTTGCTGCTCATTGAATTTTTTAGAACGGCAGGAATCGCACGTATCATAATATGGCCGGTCTATTTTTTGACCGCATTCGCATGCCTTTTTAATTCCTTTGCCATTACAAGCGGTGCATCCGACAACATAATTACCTTTGTTGATTAATCCAACCCCATTGCATACTGAGCACCACTTATCGTGTTCGCCCTTGGTTCTTTGCGTGGTATCCGGGAAAAGCTTAATTAATTCTTCCCGCCAGTTTATGGTTAAATTTTCCATGCTTTCCGACCTCCTCTATCGCAATTTCTTTAGGCTCGGCAATAATTTTTCTTCTGGCGGCCGGGGCTTCTATCCAATCAGTTAGTCTGCTCATGGGATCCTCCTTCCAGAGCCAGGCAGAAGTGACTTATCATCCTGTCTACGGCCTCTGGCACTTGAGGCCCATTGCTTACTGCTTCGATGGCGTGATCATCTTCATCGTCTGAGATAGTCATACTGACCAATCCCGTTGTTAATAGTTCGATTTCAAAGCGATAACCAGCGTCTATAATTTTCATGGCTTTTTCGTAAATATCTATAGGTCGTGATATTGATACATTGGTTTTACGTCCATTAGGAGGTAGGTATCGTGTAAATGGTATATCTTTCATTTCGCGCCTCCTTCCAGGGCGGCGAGGGCTTGCTTTGCGGTGTCCTTAAGCCAGTTTGCATCTTTAGCCAGATATACGGCGGAGCTACCATTGAGCACATACCCTTGAGTCTCAGCATACTTCTGTAGCCAGGGTATTGGATGTGCAATCTTCTCCAACGCCTCCCGCATAGCCGCGCAGTCGGCTTCAAGCTGGCGGGCGCGGTTCATCCAATACGGGTCAATCTCACCCTCCAACTGGCGCACCTCCAATCCGCTTTCTGGTGGTGCTGGCAGTGGCATCCAATGGGTGACGAAATCTTCTATTGTAATTGAGGTATATTCATCCCAGTTTTTAATAACCTCATAAAATCCTTGCAACAAAAAGTATTCATCCTGTTCTTCGTCGTATTCCACTGCACATTCATAATCGAAACTGCAACTGTTAATTATTGATTTTGCTTTAGCATAATACCCGTCGCAAATATAGCGTTTCATGGCTGGACGTACCTCACAGCACAATAGCACAGTTTCGCCACTCTCCGGCAACCGCTCAGTGACCGGTATCCAGCCGTCTGGGCGACGGTTCCATTCTTCGATAGCCGCTTGCTTGCTCTTTTCTCGCCCAAAACTCGCGTGCGTGAGTGGAGTGGAATCGCATCTGCTACATCTAATCCCACCACTACCATCGTCAAATTCTCTTATTGCGGCTTCGCGCCCACAAAAAGGGCATGGTTTCAATTTAATCATTATTCACCTCCGTAAAATCGCCTGCACCATCGGCGTACTAAACAGTATCGGCGGTTCCCCCATATCTACCTCACCCCCGCAGTCAAGTCTATGACCCACTCAGCCAACCCGCCGATCAAGAGGCAGAACCCCAAAAAGCCTATAATCAGGATATAAGGCATCAGCCTGTCAATCAGACTGGGTTTTGCCCCCAGGTCCTTGTATCCCCGCACTACTTTGTCATTCGCATCGATTTTATACGGGCAGTCCCCGCCCCACTTCCGGTCCCAGGGCCGCCGCTTTTGGTTGAATCGTGCCCGGACTTGGTCGGCCGTCAATTCCTCCTGTTCGAAGCTGGAAAGCCTAATTTCCTCATATTCCTCCAGGCCTTCTTGGATCTCTTGGCTGGGATCCCCGGCCTGCCTTTTCATGTTGATAACATTACCCACTGCATTCCCTCCTTACTGAGAAAACCGAAATGATATGAATCTGATCTTTTCACCTTATTTCCCCTCCTGGCATTTTGGGCAGATATCCTGCCACTCCCCTTGGTAGCGAGTGCTTTTCCATCCACTTTCTTTTTTACGATCTATCGTATCATTGAAATCGTCTGTTTTTCCCATATAAATTACATCCCCACAGATATCACATTTTATAGTGTATACCGATTCCTTAGTGTATACCAATCCCTCCCGCTCAATAGTCATTTATAATCACCTCCTATCTTATTATACGATTTAAGCTTATTTTAACTCACCCAGGGAAGATCTACGCCGTATTCCTCCACATCGATCTCCAGAGGAACAATAATCCATTTCCAGGCATTTGGTAGGATTTCTTTCACAATCGTTTGTAGAGCTTCTTTGATCCTTCCTAGTTCTGCCGGGTCAGCATCTAATAATATGGAGTCATGAATCTGCCCGACTATTTTTGATTTCCATTTTTCCCGCTGAGCTATTTTATCCAGCTCGATAAATGTAAATAACAGGCAATGGAACGCCGATCCCTGTATAGGGTAATTGCTTATTTCATTATCCCGCATTAATCCGGAACAAGTGAAGCCGGTATGAGTTTTAAGCCAGCCCCGTTTCCTGTAATCCCGGACGGATTTCTTTTTCCATCTGCCATACTCTTTAAATCGCCGGTTCCAGAAGTCGTCCTCCACCTTTTTCATATGTTCCGTAAATTGATCGAAGCTCTTTATGCCCTTACTCAGCAAATGATTGGAAATATGAGAACCATCCGGGAGTTCTAGCCCCTGTCCTCCTTTCCACCTTTCCCTTGATAATTTCGTCCATTCGCAAAGGGAATGAGCATTATTCCCGTAATAATCTCCGTAGAACTGGGGGAATACAAACCCATTCTTAGCGGCTTGCCTCATTACGGCATGGGCAGGAATGCTCTTTTGCATATCCGGCATCATGAATATTTGCTTAGCCATATCTAAGTGCATATCCGATTTATCATCCAACAGGTATTTCATCATCACAGGATCTTTATGATAGCACTCGGAAATATTAACTTCTAGGGCAGAGAAATCGGCTTCAATGAGCATATGTCCGGGGCGGGGTAGGATTGCCCTCCGGCATATCTTCATCGATTCCTTGTCCCTTTTAGGGATGTTTTGAAAGTTCGGTCCTTCAGATGACGATCTATAAGTCCGGACGTTATGCAGGTTAAAAGATGGATGAATGAATCCATTAAATTGTTCTCTGGTGAAAGCTCCTAAATAAGTGTTCTTAATCTTGGATAGCTTTCGTATGGATAGGATCAAATCCAGACCCGGGATATCTAGCCGGCGTAGGGCTTCTTCATCCGTGGCCCCTTGCCCTGTCTCCGTGGTTTTTACGGGTTCTATCTTCATATTTTTGTATAATATCCGGGCTAATTGCTGATTGCTATGGATGTTGGTTTTCCCTTTATAGACATGATTCCACTGCCGATATAGTTTGGTTTCTTCTAATTGCTTTTGGTGATATTCTATTTTCCTTTCAAGATGCTTCTTTTTCTGTTCACTGTATTCCACATCTACCCGGATACCCTCCCGTTCTGCACGGGCTAGGGCTAGGATTCCATCATGGAATAATCTGTAGGCATCTGCTGTAGTTGCTTCTATTTTTATCATTTTATCCCCATCTCCTCCATCTGCCGTAGAGCTAGGCGGAACGTCGCAAGGCTGTCAATCCCATTATACAGCAATAATTTCCGGAGCCCCTCCTTGCTCGCTATTAATTCCGGAATCCTATTTACGTTATAAGAATCCGCGGCTTTCATATAAGGACCTATAGCATCATCATATCCCAATAGCCCGAATTGGATATAGTATTGAAATTTAAGCCCTGTTATTCCGGGGCGGTTGTCTTGTATATGAGCCGCCTGCATGGTATCAAATTTCCAGGGGTAGACGCCTATACCATGCAGGATATTGAGCCAGGTATCTTCATATTTCATATTAGCCGCAATCTTTCCCACCCGGGGATTCTCCAGTAATTGCTTTAACGATCTAAGATGCTTCCGGCTAGTGGGAAAGGGGCAGGCATATGCCTCATTCTCATTATTACAAAATGAGATCGTAGCTATTTTATGAATCTCCGTATTATAGGGCTTCAGCCCGGTGGTCTCTAAGTCAAATGCCATCATAGAAGAATCCTGCATCTTTTCCAAAACCCCGGCAATATCATCTGTAATAATGATTCGTTCTTCTTCATCCGGAGGATAGGGGAACGGTTTTCTCAGCTTGGATAGGGCCTGTTTAAAATCCCGTTCCCAGATTACCCCGGCTTCATCATCTTTATCCCTTCGATCAATAAACACCGGATGAAAGGTAGGGCAGACCCAGGCATTATATTCTCTATCTGGAATAGCCCATCCCCTCCATAAGCTCACGCCGCTAGCTCCTCCCTTCCACCTATAAGCTATTAGAGAAGTTGTCGGGATTCCCCCGAGTAGAATGATTACTTTTGGTTGATATTTCTTGATTGCTTCTATGACTTTCGGTCTACAGCAAGTTATTTCGTGATCGTTCGGGGCTCTTCCCGCTCCTTTTTTATCCGTAGGCTGGCAATTCACGGCATTTAAACAGATGCAATCTTCAAATAGATTTAGCCCGAGCGATTCCAGCTTCCTTTGTAATAATCTCCCTCCTTTGCTTTGGAATGGTTTGCCCCTTTTGTCGTCTTCCTGGGCGGGGGATTCTCCGATAACCATGATCCCTTTTTTAAAATTACCATAGGGCTTCATCCGGGGAGTTATTGCATTTTTGTATAATCCGCAGGTGGCGCAGGAAATTCCTTTCATTTCCCCGCCTTTCACCTGCGATTGTTCTTTAGTAAAAAATCCTTTCATATGGTTTACTCTTCCTCAGCTGTGACGGCGACGACATGAGTCCATTTTTCCCCGGAGAACTTGACCCTTCCTTCCCCGTAAATGCAGGAGGGGGCTTGGCCCAATAAATTAATTAAGAATTCTACACTAGTAGTGAATTTAATCTTTTCCCCTTTATACTTGGTCTTGGTGATCTCTTCAAACCAGCCGGAGGAATCTTGCGCGGCAAATTTTATCTGTCCTTCTGTCACTTCTACTTCCACGATCTCCAGATTGCTAGCATTGAAATCACCTTTGGAAAAGATCCTAGCCCGCTCTAATGCCTGAATAGCTGTTTTTGGGAATGATACTTCCTTCCCCTTGAACTCCAAGAACCGTTCTATATCCGGGAATTCCCCATTGAATACCCTGGAAGAAAAGATAGTCCCATCATCTGTTTTAAAATGATACCAGCCCTGCCCTTCCGCAATCTCCTTGATGTCATATTTCACAAGCTCCCTGGTGGAAGAAGCCGGGATCAAAAACCCCTTAACTGGGACTTTCTTCTCAAGCCCATATTTTACGATCTGGTAGGAATCGGATGCCTGGACAGAATCCCCTCCCACATATACGCAAGTCAAAACGGGACGGCTCATATCTTTAGAGCAACATGAATGACAGAATTTAAGGGCATCCAATATCTCTGCCGGTAATTTCTTCCATTTCCCGATTTCCCCGACTTCTTCCACAGGCAATTTCACTTCCTGCTCAAACACTAAGCCGGCTTTGGATTTCCCAGCCTTAATAACGACCTGGTTCTCTTCCCATTCTACGTCAATCTCATCCCTTTTCACTTTGCTTAAAAAGGAATAAAGGGCTTGAGCTTTAACCGCCCCCGTCACATCTAATCCTTTTACCGGATGGGAAATACTGATTTCATCATTATACGTAGCCACCCGATCCCCCATAAAAGCAAAACTGGTGGATTGCTCGATTACTTCCTTACTCGCCAGCCCTGGCTTGACTTTCTCTAATGCTAATTGCAATTCCTTTTTGTCTATTTTCATTTCTTCTGTTCCTCCATTTCTTTCAAAACTTCCCGCAATGATTTCCCCTTCTCCAGCAGGAAGAAATAACTCACTAGGATCTCTTTTTTCTTTTTCTTCCGTAGGCGCCTCAACGTCGGGATATCATCCGGGAAGGATACTAAATAAACTCTCATAGTGAAAACCCCTTCAATCCTTTTGGTTTAAACGCCCAGGGCCATTCTGGTATGGTTTTTTCGAGATCTTGAAAATAAATGATATTCATTTCATCTCGTAGTTGATACCGATTCGCTACTCCTTCTTCTTCTATGATTTCAAGGAGCCGGGAAGCCCCTTTATCTTTCGGTTTCTTTTCTGCCCAACGCTCATTATCTTTTAATTCATGGGTTTGTGGGAATTTCTCAAATCTGGACTTACCGAGCTGATATCCTTTTTCCTGTAGGTAATCTAAGATGACTTGTTCATGCCTAGGAGAAAAAGTATCTATATGCTTTCCTGCCTCTGTTTTGCCTGGGCTTCTGGAAGACACGGCTACCTTCCATGAGTTCTCATCGTAAAGCCATTTCCCTCCCCGATACCTAGGGACGAAAATAGATCCCATCCTAGAGGTCATTACCCAGGAAGTAGAATCCACGCTATAGAAGGGATACCGCAACATTACTTTTAAAGAAGTTACAGCAAAACCATGTATTTTAATTTTCGGAAGACCATCACCGCCACAAATGTAATTGGAGAAGCATTCATCCAGCCAGGGGATTAGTTTTGCTCCAGCATTCCCGGCGACTCCTAAAGCTAAGTAATCGTAATTATCTACGTAGTACTGCAGATATTCAAAAGGCTCCCCGATATGAAAACAAGGCAATGGGCTAAGTCCCGCTTTTTCCATAATCTTCTGGTTCTCCAGGGTCTTTTCTGCGGTTAGCCTATTTGGTTGTTTCCCTCCCACGCCAATCACATCCAGATTGGCGTATACACTCAATACATCCATATGTTCTTTTATGAATTCGATGTATTTGTAGATATCAATTTCCACTCCCTGCGTCCAGGCTGAGAAAGCCCCGGAATCAAGGAATAGGTCTGTTTTTTTACTCATAGTACACCACCTATACCAATCATATTCAATTCCTCCTTCTTGAGAATATAAATATGAAAATAATTTATGGGTTTTCTTTTTGAATAATTTTTTGGACTCCTTTACTTTTGTTAGGGTGGACTCCTCCTGGAAGACCAGCAAAAAAAATATTCATGCTTTCATTCCCCGCATAAAGGATATAAACCAAGCAAATACGTTATGCTCAGATTCTCCGGGCAAAATATAGAAATAAGAAAATAACCGCTGAGCATATAATGCTTTGTTTTTTCTTTCTCTTTCCGGCATCCCTACATTCCCAGCAAAATAAATTTTCAATCTAATCCCTCCTTGGCCCACTTGAAATTAAGAAGGACGGATTTGCTATCTATCCGCCAGGGAAGGGTGGAAAAATAGGATATAAGCCGGTTTCTGCCCAGCTGGAATGCCCTTTTCTCGTCCTCCACTAAAGCGGCTGAGCCGGCAAGATAGATCCGCATTTTATGAATTCCGGATTAATTGCATTAGTTCTTGCCGGGCTTGTCCATCCCCCTCCAGGAATACTCCTTTTAGGCTAGAGGTGACTGTCTTTGCCTGGCTCTGCCGGGCTCCCCGCATGACCATACAATAATGGACTCCTTCTGCAATGCAAGCTGCTCCTAAACATCCTTCAATTTTCATAAGACTAGAAGCAATATCCTCTGTGAGCTGTTCTTGTAAGACGGGACGCTTGGCCAATATATTAGCCAATCTAGCCAGCTTGGAAAGGCCGATAACTCGGGTGCTGGCTATGTATGCTATATGAAGCTTATAATGTACCGGTAGGAAATGGTGGGGGCACATCGAAAAAGCTTCGATATCCTTAACCAATACCAGCTGGTCATTATTACTTGGAAAAGCCGCATTTAATATTTCCTTTACTTGCCTGTCCGTATCGGGGAGCCCGGATAATATCTCCCGATACATACGGGACATGCGGGCTGGAGTATCATAGAAATTTTCGTCATTTAGATCTAACCCTAACTCCTCACTCAATGCCTGAAGGAGATTCCACGCCGCAAATTCAAGGGGATCAGCCGATGCGGCTTTAATTTCTTCTCTAATTTCTCTCATTACAGATCAAACCCTTTCTGTTTTTTCCTCTTCCCGTCCTTGGAACATATCAGTAAAACTTCTGCCGCAGATTCCGGATATAAAATAGGGGCATATGCCATTAGCCAGGCAGACGGCATATATTTTTTCAGGGAATAATATTGCTCCTTAATCTGGAGGGATTGTCCTTCCAACCATTGCTCGAAGTCTTTTACCTTTCCTACCAGCCCATATTCTTCCTCAATTGTGAATCCTATTTCCTGGACAGCCTCCCGAAGTTCGTTGATATTCCATTCGTAGACATGAGCCGCATATTGGGTGTCGTAGGGATCTTCCTTGTTCATGGTGTTCGGGCAAGATAGAAACATTTCATGCCCCGGCTTCAATAATTGATAGCAGTTTTGTAGAGATTTATAGCCCACCTCCTTCTGCATATGCTCAACTGCCGAAGTATAGACAATGAAATCAAATGAACAAGGCTCCAGGGCTTTGTCCATATCTTCCACACTTTCAATGACATGGGTGACTTTAAACGGGTAGTATTCCTTCATATCGTTTATTTTCTTGACTCCGGAACGCCGGGTCTGTTCCCGGATATTCGTCTCAGAGATATCCACCCCGACGTATTCCTTGATCCCTGGCTTCCGATATCGAATAAGCGGTAAAAGCAAGCCCCGGCCGCAACATACGTCCAGGACTCGCCACCCCTTTTTCATCCGCCGCACGGCCGCGTGATGCTGGATGTAATTCATAACGTCCAGGGAAGAGAAGAACCCATCTGCCAGTTGCGCGTAAAAGTTTCTCATCTGGTATGTCGAACAGTAAACTTTTCTGGGATCCATCCCCTTTTCAATTTTATAGACAATTCTCCTCTCCTTGGTCATTCTAACTAACCCTTGAAAATGGGATTTGCTTCAATTGCGGCCTTTTTGGTATCGAATCCCATTTTATTTAGCCATGCCTTGACTACCCGGCAATTCTTGTCATAATCGTCATCGATGCCGGCTTTGGCTATCTCTTTCGCTATCTGTTCAATGGTCGCTCCTTTTTTCAGGCATTCCAGGACGATCTTTTTCTTGGTTGGTTTGTTATCATCTTTCGCCTTTGCCTTTTTCTCCGGCTTGTCCTTTTTTTCCTTTTTCTTGTCAGCCTTCGTGGGTTCCGGTGGGGCTTCTTCTTCCGGAGTTTCTTCCTCTGGTTCTCCATCGTCATCATCGTCATCATCGTCATCATCATCACCCTCCGGGGCTTCTTCTTCCGGGGCTTCTTCTTCCGGGGCATCCTCCTGGGGGGCTGGGCTAAGGGCGGTGATAATAGCCTGGGTTGCTTCGGTAAATTCATCCCCTGGCTCAATAAGCCCGATAGCCTGCTTGATTGCTTCCTCCAGGTCAGCTAGCTTCACCCGGGAACCGGTATCAATTGCAGGGTCTAATCCCAATACCTTGTTCAGTTCCTTCGCCACAGTTGTCAATTCTTTTTTAGTTGCCATTTTTATTGTCCTCCTTTTATTTTTCTTATATTTATTATTAATATTATTATACAGGCGATATCAACAGAAGTCAAGGGGGTTTGTAAAATTTTTTATGGTAAATTGAATAATTTATGCAACTGGACAGAAAAGATAATCCGATTAAAGAGCTTTGGGTCATTCTCCTGCTTAATCCGCTCAATTACCTCGCCGATTTTAGCCCCTTCTCCGTGGATGGGACTGATAAGATGCTGGACTGGATTATGATAGAGGTAAGTCAATTGTTTTAGCCTATCCAGGGCGAATTCCATATCTTCTTTATCCGCCACTACCCATTTAAGGAAAACACGATCACCTTGCCGGTGGGCATTCTCAATCTGCCGGGATAAGGATTCCATTGAAGGCATCCGCCCAGACATCCCGGACGATGGGCATTTATAATCCATCACCCAATAAATAGGGGGACTAATCGGAGATAAAAGGGCTGTAAAATATTCTGGGGGAATCTCAATACTCCCGTTGGTCTCAATTTGGATTTGCTTTCCCTGGTTTAATAATGCCTTTACTAATACAGCTAAGCTTCTCGCTTGGCATAGGGGCTCCCCTCCGGTGATAAGAATTCTGTCATAGCCCTGGCATTTTTCTACGATCTCAGGGATAGACATTATCTTTCCTTCGTTTCCTCCCCCTGTTTTCATAGCGCGCTGGGATTGCTCAGTATCGCACCACTCACATCGTAAATTGCATCCCTGGAGGCGGATAAACAAGCACCAAGAGCCCTGGGGGAAGCCTCCAGCCTCCCCGGAAATTGATTCAAATATATCGTTGATATTTAACCTATATCCATCCATGACTAAGCCCTCCATTCGGCGTAAGAGGTGGGGGTTTCGTAAAGTCTCACCAGGGATAGCTTAACTAGATCATCGTAAACGATCTCCAATGTATGCTTCAATTCCCCCACAATCCAGATAACCATATTTTCCGCTGTTGGGTGGGAGTAGGGGAATCCAGGGATGATTGGTTCTTCCTCATTTAACAGATTCAAATAGCGGTGATCTAATAGATCAACCACCCGCTCCTTAATCATTTCTTTAATATAACCGAAATCCACCACCACGCCGGTTTCCAAATCCACAGGACCCGTGAATCCGACTTGGAGCCTATACGTATGCCCATGTGTATTTTGGCATTTCCCCGGATGATTCGGCAGATAATGAGCCGCATCAAACGTAAATTCTTTAACAACAGTTATTTCCATTTATCCTACCTCCTTCTTTTTCCTGTCCTATTATACAAAGCAACTTCTTTTTATTAAGGGATTTCTTAAAAACTTTCTAAAAAAGGGCGCCCTGCCGCCAAATCCTGGAGGACATAGACTTCATTATCCGTGGAGAATTCACCCTCCCGGACTACGATCTCATTAATCCGCATAATACCCAGCCTCTTTTCCCTTCCCTGTGGATCTTGATTAAGCCCGTACTGAGCTGTAACATGGGATAGCTTCCGCTTATCCTCTGAGAAATTGGACAAAGATAATCGCCCTTTTTTATAACTTTCCGCATCCGCTTGGGTGGCTGTTACAAGCAGGGCATGTCTTTCCTGGGATAATGCCCGGAGATTCTTCCAGATGTGATCTTGCCGATGCCTATATTCATTTACCCGGCCATCATCAGCCGACAATATATCGGCATAATCAACAACTATGACATCTGGGACAAAACCATCGTATTTTTCCCAACTGTTAAGGCATTTTTTCATTTCCGATACTGTTAGCATTCCAGCTGGATAGGTCGCCAGTTTAAAACGGCGCCGGTATTTGTGAAAGAATTTACCCAATTCTTCTTTAGCCTTCTTAGCTGTCAAGGGGCGTGTCTTATCTACCTTCCTGATCCAGACAGTCCCTTTCCTTTTATTACAGCTATGGCTATCACAAGGCTCATAATCCGGGAAGTCCTCCCATTTCTCCCGCAATGTTTCTAAATTGACGAATTGGACTTGATTCCGTAAAAAAGTCTCTAAATTGGTATCCTCAAATATACCATGGTCACAATTCCTGTCCGATCTCTGGCAGGAATCTATCTGGTTAAATATGCAATCCCCCACAGGGGCAAATCTTTCCTGGCAATATTTTTCCCTATCTGATCGCCGGGCTATATAGACGCATATCCTCCTTAACAGCTGGGATTCGGTCATATCTCCTGCCTGGAAAAAAGCGACATTCGCCTTCTGCCGGATAGCCCGGAGGGACAGCTCTAATAACATGAAAGTTTTACCACGTTTTTCCGGAGCCAGCAAGGAGAAGAATCCACCCCGGACAAGATGCTCATTCCACATATTACCTAAAGCCCCTGGGAAAGATAATACCCTTTGCATCGTCTCATTGAACGCCCGATCCACTCGGGCAAGGGCTTCATCCGTAGATAGATCTAAGCCAATTTCGATATCTGTGGTTATTTTGGGGGAATAAGATTGCGCCAGTTTTTCCGCTTCCTCTAATTGCCCTAAGTCAATCAGCCCCTGGATTTCCTCGTTGTATCGTTCTAATTCCCTGGTCTTGAAATATTTAACGGTTTGATCATAGAGATAAGCGGAATTAAACTGAGTATCCCTGCCGTATTCATCACTCAGGCTATCCAATAGATCCTCTATATATTGCCCTTCTGCTTTAGAAACATTCATCTTTTTTAATGATACCATGTAGATAGATTCAATGTTGGTATCTGGAGCCCGTCCATATTTATTGTAATAATCCATGCACCAATCTGCAATTATTTTTAGTTCCGGGGATTCAAGCAGGGTAGGGTCCCAGAACTTCTGTACTCGATCTAAATAATCCTTGCTGACGATTAACCCTGTTATGATTCGTCGTTCCAGGAATTCTTGCTCATGCTTCATTTATCCACCCCCTACCCTTTCATGTAAGATTTTCCCGTCACTGGATCTCTTTCCAAATTATCCTTGCGGGCTTCTTCCCTCCGGAATTTGTTGAATAATAAATGATCCATATTGAACAGATTAATTGACTTATCCTTTATCCAGGAGTTATTCCCTATCCAATCGATGTATAAATTAATGATCGTCATGGCTCCAGGGAATAGATGCTGGGATTCTTTTGGTATATGCCTTTCCTGGGCGTCCTCAATCTTATTATACAATTCTATCAGGTTTTGAGTGAGCTTAGCCCGATCCTCCCGCCCTTTTAATCCGGGAATCAATTCTTTTGCCGGGAGGTAGCAATCCTTCTCAAATGCCGGGGCTAAGCCATTAAAATGCTCTTTAATGAGCCGTTTCGGGCTTTCTCCTTCCTGCTGGTTCTTTTGGCTGGTTCCCGATATCCCGGTCCGTTTCATGGCGTCTTCCAGTTTGGTGAATTTATTCCGGAGGGTGGAACCGCTTTCAATAACCGGGATATATTCCCCGCCTATATTCTGGGCGTACCAATCCAGGGCTTTTTCAATCCGCGCCGGGGCAACGCCTTCAATCTTGGATAGTTTTCTAATTTCATCTGCCCAATTATTTACTCTGCTCTGGGGAATCTTAATATTTTTATTGGACTGAACTATGCCAGCTAATTTAATAGCTAGTGGAAGGAATTCTAAATTCTTATTGGTAGGTTTGTTTGTTTCTTCTTCATTTTTGGAACCAATAATATTATTTATGGTATCCTTATATCTGGTATCCTTATATATGACCGTCTGTAAACTAGAATCATTGACCGTCTGTAAATTAAACGTATTGCCCTCTTCTTCTTCGACGTCTGGGTCTGTGTTTTTTCCTAGTTCATTGCTGAGAAATAGATCTATCAGCCTTTTAAAATCTAAGATATAATGCTCTTTCGCCGGGATACCCTTCATTTTAGTTTTTAATATCCCATTATCTATCATTGCTTTTTTGCATTTACGAATTTGATATTCACTTAATCCGGTTTGTTCATATTGGTCTTCATGCGTAATAAAGAATGACCCATCTTTCTGTAATAATCCTCTATCCTTCCAGTAGTGGAATTTATCCATTAAATTAGCTAGGAAGATGGATTGCATAATCCCAATTTGTTTAAGCAGTGTTTTATTCACCACTAGAAAAGAATCGGACCGGAATAACTCTAGGGCAATCCTTTGTTCTCGTTCCATATGGGACGGGGTAGGACCCTCTTTCCTTCTCATTATTTCCCCTCCTTTTTCTTTTCCAGGGTTTTTAAAACAGATTCCAGTATCTCTTTGTTCTTATCGTTGGGCTCAGAGATGCCCCTTTCCCATAACTGGATAGTTAATAGGGATACCCCTACTTTTTCAGCCAGATCCATCTGGGAAAGACCTAAAGCTAATCTGCGTTTCTTTAATGTTGTCATTTTATCACCTCATTTCATTAATTGTTTAACTAAATAATCGGCGTCCTCTTGCCGCATATCTCCGGGATCTCCTTTTATCTTCTCAATGTAGACCTCCTTCCCTAGCGCTTTTAATTTGGTAGCTAATACTCGGGCTTGTTCTTGCGCCTGGGGTTCCTCATCAAATAACATAAAGAATTTATCATGGATTTTAGCCAATTGTAATACCTGCTCCATTTTAAACTCAATCCCAAACGTGGCTACAGCATGATATCCCAGCCGCCAGACATCGGTAACCCCTTCCACTATGATAAGTCCTTTCGCCTCCCTCCATTTCTCCTGCTTGCCGTATAGGATGTTTTTATGGTGTATCTTTTCCCGGCACTTTGGGCAGGCTAGATATTTCAGCTTGCTTTTTTCCGTGATATCCCTGGCTTGAAAACTGACGATCTCCCCGTTCCAATAAATCGGGATCAGGATTCTGTGGTTATATGATATCCCGTCTAAAAGGCTCACTGGGCCGGTTTGGCTCAATCCCCATTCTTGTTCTAACTTATCTGGATCGAACTTTCGTTTTTTCAGATAGTTTTTATATGGGGCTGTGAGGGAAGAGCTTGGTTTAGGCATCCGCAGGGGCAATATGGATACTTTAGCTTCTTCCCTCCTTATTCTCTGGCTGGTATTGGCGCCGTACCCTCTCATAATAGCGCGTACACTAGGCTCCGGTAAGTTGAGTACCCGGCTTAAAGCCTGAGCCAAGGTATGGCCCCCACAGCGCCAGCAATGAACTCCTTTTCCTTCTTGCTGGATACCAAGGTGATAGTCCTGGGAACCGGGACAGAAGGGACAGTGGATATTCACCCACCCATTTGAGCAATGTTTGTTCCCTTCTGTTATGAAATTGATATTATAATCTCTTAATAATCGCGGAATATCCATTTATTTAGCTCCTTATATTATTATACGTATTCACAGATTTTCATTAAATAGAGACGGCTTGTTTCAATTCCCGGAAGCTATCCCAGATAGCACTCCATCCCCAACCACGATTCCTTAATTCGTGCATGATTATTCCCCGGCATTGCTTTGGTTTATCTGTGGGTAGGTAGATATCTGTTTCATCAAGAACCAGGGAACAGACCGCCTGGGATTCCGGGGACAATCTTTCCAAAAACCCTTGCCAATTTTCCTGCGCGATTAATTGCTGTTCTGGAGTCCAGGGCTCGTTTCTTAGCCATAGTATCTCGGCTTCCATTTCTTTCATTTCTCTTGTTGATTCCCGGCTTATGAGGGAGTTAATCCGATTCGTTATCACATGATGGATAAATGTGGTTTTCTTCCCCTTGCTGGGATTATAAGAGCTGTCCGCCTCCAGATAGGCTAAACAAGCCTCCGCAAATAGATCATCAAACTCTAACCCTGGATTATTATGTATATAAGACCAAACTATTTTTCTAATGATGCCTAAATTCTTCTCAATCACTTTCCTTCTCCTCCTTTTTTAGTTTTTGTCCCCGTCCCAACCCCAGTCCAATGCCATTTTTTATGAAGCATATTTTGCACATATAGGCCCACGGCCCAAATTTGGTTTTGCCATCATACTCTGCTTCTTTCCCACAGAAGTCGCATTTTTTCTCGTTTTGCATTAAGATTCCCTCCTTTCTTTGTATTTTTTTATCAGTACTTCTAATAGCTGTGTTTCTTCGATCTCTTTTCCATCTAAGACTGCGTTTAGTACTGCTTTTTTCTCATCTAGTAGTTGGGCTATTTCCGCTTCAATGGTTCCGTCTGCAAGTAGGTAGTAAATATTGACTGTATTTTCCTGCCCGATCCTATGGCATCTGTCCTCTGCCTGGGCTAATTCTCCGGGAGTCCAGGGGAGTTCTAAAAAGGCTACGGCGGATGCGGCTGTTAGGGTTAATCCGGTTCCGGCGGCTTGAATATTTCCGACGAATAATTTAACGTTAGGGTCTTCCTGGAAGGCTACAACGGCTTCATCCCTCTTGGTGGCTGATACTGAGCCATCGACTTTGACGGCTTCTTCTTTAAATTCTTTCATCAAGGCATCCACAACGGTTTTATGAACTCCGAATACGACTAACTTCTGCCCATTAGTATCTAAGAAATCCCTTATCCATTGAACGGCTTGTTTAATCTTCCCCTGAACGGCTAATTGTTTTAAAGCCTCCATCCTTACCAGGTGCTCAGCCTGGCTGGCTTTCTCCGCCGCCTTTTCCCCTTTAGTCTCTGTTAGGAATGCGATGAAATCCACTTCTGCCCTTTTATATTCCGTGGTATTGCAGATTTCCATAGGGATATAGGAATATAATTTACTAGGTAGATCGGGTAATACATCCGCTTTTTTCCGACGGATCATAATAGTTTCTGTGAGCTTTTGGTGGAGTTCTTCCTTATTGGCTGATCCTGAGAAATCCCAACCAAATCCATTGTGATGCGCGTTGCAGTATCTCCGGGCATAGCTCATAAAATTCGGGAATATAGCTTTGTTTATCACCTGGGCTATATTAAACCCTTCAATCGGGCGGTTAACTATCGGGGTTCCGGATAAGGCTATCCGGTGGGGGATTTCTTTTGCTAATTTCTTGGTCGCTTTTGTCCTTAGTGCTGAGTTTGATTTGATATAGTGGGCTTCATCGAATATTAAGACATTTGCCTTTATCTTTTGTAATTCCTCCACCCAGTTTTTCAGAATGTCATAATTAATTATTACGATTTCTCCAGTAATGGGATAGGGCTTGCTTCCCTGGAGGATTTGAGTGTTTAAATTATCGGATAAAGTCATTTTTATTTCTTTCGCCCAGTTTAATTTCAGATGAGCCGGGCAGAGGATAATTGCCGGTCGTTTTTCCGGGTGGAGTTGGAGCCATGCTAGGGCTTGGATGGTTTTTCCTAGTCCCATTTCATCCCCTATAAGGGCATTACCTTGCTTGGATTCGATATAAGAGACGCCTTCCATTTGATAAGGGAATAGGGTTCTTTTTAATCCTGGGATATTGCTTATCTTTACTGCTTCAACGATGGGGGTTTCTTCAGCTTGCCCGGCTTCTCTTAAAATGGCGATTAATTCGGGATCTATTTCAAACTTATTCTCAACCAATATTTTAACGGCATCGTAGGATATCGGGGCTGTCCAATATTTCGGGAAGCTATTATCATGGAACCGGCGCCCTGGGATATCTCTGATTTTATCTAATACTTCCCGGTCGAAGGGGAATTGTATTTTAATTTTTCCCTTTTCGATGATAGCCGTTCTTTTTTCTTTGGGTTTGGTTGTTCTTTTTGGGATCTCCAGGGGGGCTTCATTAAAAAGTAATTCTATATCAAATCCAGCTCGTCCAAGTTGTCCCTTATAAGTCTTGAGCATTTTTACGGCTGCTTTTGCTTGCTTCTCTGACCAATTCTCTTGTTGGGCTAAGGATTTCCCAAACCCACTGTCTACTCCATTGAATCCTTGCCCGTCTCTGGTACAGGCTCCATCACAGACACTGGCTAAATATCTAACTGCTTGCTGAGCTAATTCTAATTTACTCATCTTATCAACCTCCTTTATCCTTATTATTATTATATATTAAACGATATGGTGAGGTCAAGGGGATTTTATTATTTTTCCAATTATACTTAAAGGTTTTTTAAAATTATGGTTTAATGGGGGTAAGGGTAAGTTTTCCTTTTAAGTTTAATTATAAGGAGCAGGGGTGATCCAGGCCATATTGCCAGGGGAGGGAGGCTAATATGGATACCGGAATTAATGAGGGGTGAATAGAGATTGGCGGTGAGCAAATGGCCACAAGTTAAAGAACGATTATTCGAAATAGAAATGTGGTGCCGGGATGGTCTGATAGAAAAGGACATCGCCAAGAAGCTTGGGGTAGCCGTTTCCACATTTGAGGATTATAAAAGGCGTCATCCGGAATTAAGAAGGGTCTTAAAAAGGGGCAAGGAAATAGTCGACTACGAGGTAGAAAACAGCCTCTATAAGAAATGCATCGGTCATTACGTCAAAGTTGGGAAGGCTTTCAAATGCAAGGAAATTTACTATGATGAAGAAGGACGGCGCTGTGAGACGGAAGTCATACGATCGGTAGAAATTGATGAATTTATTCCACCTGATACGATGGCTATAGCAATCTGGTTGAATAATCGGCGCCCGGATAAATGGAGAAGGAACGCCAATAAAGAGAAGCTAGACGAAAAGAAATTCCAACATGAGAAGGATATTGACAACAATAAAAGGTATTGGTGATTCTATGAGCAAAATAATCAAACAATTTTATTGTTCCAAGCCCTGGCTAGATCTATCATATAAGATGAAGATAGACGCCGGGGGTAAATGCTCCAGATGTGGATTCACCACTATAACCAAGGAAGATTGGTCTTTACTAATAGGACATCACACCATCGAACTTACAGAAGAGAATATAAACGATCCTACCATTTCTCTTAATCCTGATAAGATAGAAATCATATGCCAGACATGCCACAACAAAGAACATCATCGATTCGGAGGAATCCATACCAAGAAAGTTTATATCGTTTGGGGGAGCCCATTATCCGGGAAGAACTCAGCTGTAAAGCAAATGATTAAATACGGGGATATCGTCCTAGACTTAGATAGTCTTTGGTCAGCCCTCACATTCCAACCAATCAACACTAAACCAAATAACTGTCGATTCAATATATTCAAATTACGGGACAGCCTCCTGGATCAAATCAAAACAAGATACGGACAATGGAATAACGCCTACATCATAGGAGGATATCCAAACAAATACGAAAGAGAGCGGCTAGCCCAAACACTAGGAGCCGAATTGATATATTGCCAGAGCACCAAGGAAGAATGTTTAAACAGATTAAAAGAATCCAATCGCCCTGAATCCTGGAAGGAATATATTGAAAGTTGGTGGGAAATACATGAGCGATCAACTAATACAGATGGGCTGGACTCTAACTAAATACTTAACCATCCCAATCATAACTCTAGGCATCCTTGTCGGGATCGTCTATAAGAGATCACAAAGAAGAACAAACCCAGGGATATCCAAACCATCCAATATAGTTTACATCTGCGATCCAAGAGAAAACAAACAATGCCCCAAAACTTCTTGCTATTATGATTTTACAAACGGGCATAGGGGAGCATGCAAACACACGATTCACAAGGATTATTCTCAAGGATTATTCTATAGACGGAGTTCCAATCCTTATAGATTCTCTTAGGGAGTCTTCCAGGGAATCCCCCCGGGTAGTAAGTAAATTGTAAATGCGGCTGGACTG